GTAATTAAATCTCTTGGTTTAAATATTGTTGGCGAAACTGGTAATGACTTTCTATGCTACTGCCCATTTCATTCTAATAGACATACGTCCAGCTTTAGCGTAAGTCGTGAAAAGGGTGCATATATTTGTTTCAATCCTTCATGTGGAGAAGCTGGCACTCTTGTAGAATTAGTTAAAAAGATATTATCTAAAAATGAATTTGAATCTTTAAGATATATATCTTCAAAGGAATCTGAGTCGGTAGAAAACTTTGACGAGGTCCTTCAAGATATATTTGAAGACAAGCCAGACTATGTTGAGTTCCCACAAGAAACATTAGATCAGTTATATAATAATCTAGGAGCCAACGAACACGCTAAAGAATATTTTAAGCACCGTGGTATTAATGAAGAGTCTATGAAGTACTTTAAACTTGGCTACTCTTCTAATATGGGCATGGTCATTGTTCCAGTTCATAGCCCAGACGGAATGCCAGTCGGACTTGTAGGCAGATCAATATCAGAAAAGAAATTTAAAAACAGTACAAATTTACCAAGAAGTAAAACTATGTTTAATATACATAGAGCAAAAAGAATTGGTGGGCAGGTAATCATAGTAGAGTCTACTTTTGATGCAATACGTGTTCATCAAGCTGGATTTCCAAATGTCGTAGCCACTCTAGGTGGACATATCTCCCATGACAATATTAGTTTATTGAATAGATATTTTAATAGAATAATATTAATGACAGACTCAGATCAGGCTGGCAGGGAGCTTGGAATGACAATAGCAAGCAGGATGAGGAATAAAGACATCTTGTGGGCTTCGCATTCTTATGGTAAGATATATCCTAACAATGCAAAAGATGCAGGCGATATGACTGATGAGGAAATATCTGCATGTATTAAAAACGCTGTATCCGACATTGAATACAGAACCTGGAACTCGTGATATAATAAAAATACAGACGGATCTATACCGTCAACTATAAGGAGAAAATAAATGGGTATCGTAAAAGGACTAAAAGGCTTAAGCGCAGTTATGGATAAGCCACAGTCAAATTCAGAAGGCAACAAAGGTCGCTGGGTAAAGCTAGAAGATGGTGAAAGCGTAAAGATTCGTTTTTTACAAGAACTAGATCCAGATTCACCAAGTTATAATGAAAAGCTAGGACTGGGCTTTATTGCAGTCGAACACACAAATCCAAAAGACTATCGTCGTAAAGCATTATGCTCCATGGACGATCAGGGCAAGTGCTATGGTTGTGAACAACATCGTAAAGATTACAAGGCTGGCTGGAAGGGTCGCTCAAGACTCTACATCAATGTTCTTGTAGACGATGGCAAAGAAGATCCATACGTTGCAATTCTTTCACAAGGCTCAAGCGGTAAAACCGTAACACCTACATTAATTGAATACGCTGGGGAAATGGGTTCAATCACAAACCTAGTATGGCGTATCAAGCGAACAGGCACAAAGACAGACACAAGCTACACAATAATTCCTTTAGGCAAAGATGAGACAGCTTTTGATTCATCTTCATTGGAACTATACAAGTTGGAAGAGTCAGCAGTACGTGATCTTCCATACACAGAGCAGGAAGCCTTCTTTAATGGAGAGGCTAATGGCTCAGAGTCAGACTCAGCAACTAGCAGCAGTCTAGACTGGTAAATTAAGTTAAAGGCGGAGAATTAATGTCATTCACACACTTACATGTGCATTCATACTATTCATTGATGGATGGCCTTAATTCTCCTGCCGAACTTGCACAGGCAGCAAAGGACGCTGGACAGACGGCGTTAGCAATAACAGATCATGGTACACTAGCATCTCATAGAGAAATGCAAATAGCCTGTAAAGAAATAGGCATAAAGCCCATCCTTGGAGTAGAGGCTTACATATCTCCAACAGACAGATTTGATCGTTCCTCTAAAACAGATAAATCAATTCAGGCATACAACCACATCATCCTTCTTGCAAAAAACAAAAGGGGTCTTAGCAATATTAATACATTGCAAGAAATTGCATGGAATGAGGGCTTCTACCATAAGCCTAGAATTGATAGGGAGATTTTAAATGAGTATAGTGAAGGTATTATTGTTCTTAGCGGATGCCTTAATGGAATTGTTAGTAAGGCTATTGAGAAGCAGGAATTCTCAGAAGCGAAACTTTTACTCAAAAACTTTAAGCAAACTTTTGGCGAAGACTTTTACGTGGAGGTACAATCACACAATCCAAAAGAAATAAATGAAAAGCTTTTGGAATTAGCCGATGAGCTTGGAATTAAGGCGGTAGCAACAGGAGACGCACATTTTGCTAAAGGCGAAGATAGAATATTAGAAGAAGCCATGTTGATCTTATCAACAAGCCCTAAGTCAGACAAAGAAGCAGATTTTGACATGTCTAGAAATATGAAGAATATGCTAGATAGATTTAATTATTTGTATCCTGATAGAAGAATTTCATTTCAGGACTTTAATCTATTTATTCAGACTAGAGATGAAATTCAGGCAGATTTTAAAGAGGCTGGGATAAATAGAACAGATATATTTGATAATACAAATGAGATAGCCGATAAAATTGAGGAATACGACTTTTACCAAGGTTTAGACCTTCTCCCAGTACCTAAGACCAATGCAGACGAAAAACTGTCCCAGATGGCCTTTGAAGGCCTAGAAAGGCTACACCTGACATCGTCATGGCTAGGAAATGACCAATACGAGCAAAGATTAGTTGAAGAATTAGAAATAATTAAAGATAAGAGCTTTGCCTCCTATTTCTTGGTTGTAGCAGATATGATTAACTGGGCTAAGACAAATAATATTATGGTTGGTCCTGGCCGTGGTTCTGCTGCAGGCTCGTTAGTCTGTTATGCCCTAGGAATTACAGATGTAGATCCAATTGAATATAATCTATTGTTTTTCCGTTTTATTAATCCAGAGCGTAATGACTTTCCAGATATTGATACAGACTTTGAAGACCGTCGTCGTAAAGAAGTTAAAGATTATCTAAAGAAGAAGTTTAAGCACGTAGCATCTATTTCTACATTTACTTATTTTAAGGATAAGGGTGTGGTTCGTGATGCTGCTCGTGTATTTATGGTCCCGCTTGGAGAAGTTAATAAAGCATTAAAGTCTGTAGACACATTTGAAGACTTTATTGAGTCTCCAAATACAAGAGAATTTAGAGCTAAGTATCCAGAAGTCACATGGCTAGCAGAAAGACTTCGTGGAAAAATTAGATCTGTTGGAGTGCATGCTGCTGGTGTTGTTGTGGCAAAAGACGATATTAGAAAGTACGCTCCTATTGAATCTCGTGAAGATGCACAAGATAAAGTTTCTGGAAGAATTCCAGTTGTTGCCTACGACATGGATACAGTGGCAGACATAGGTCTTATCAAGCTTGACGCCTTGGGCTTAAAGACCTTGTCTGTTTTGTCAGATACAATTGCATCTATTAAAGATAGATCAGGAAAGCAAATTAATTTTTCCGATATACCTCTAGACGATCCAAAAGTTTATCAGATGTTAAGCGAAGGGTATACAAAGGGAGTATTCCAGGCAGAAGCTACCCCATATACAAACCTACTTATGAAGATGGGTGTTAGCACATTTGAAGACCTTGCTGCATCCAATGCTTTAGTTAGACCAGGAGCCATGAATACAGTAGGAGCTTCCTATATTAATAGAAAGCACGGCAATGAGGCAGTCAAATATGTTCATTCTATTATGCAGCCTTTTACCGAAAACACATATGGTGTTATTATATATCAAGAGCAAGTTATGCAGGCTTGTGTACACTTAGGCGGAATGACATGGTCTGAAGCAGATAAAGTAAGAAAAATTATTGGAAAGAAAAAGGATGCAAAAGAATTCGATCAATTCAAAGATCAGTTTATTCAGGGCGCTGAGAAGCATATCAGTAAAAAAGAAGCCCAGCATCTCTGGCATGATTTTGAAGCCCACGCTGGTTATTCTTTTAATCGTTCTCATGCTGTTGCTTATTCTATGCTCTCTTATTATACTGCTTGGTTCAAGTATTATTACCCTCTTGAGTTTATGTTTTCGCTTCTTAAAAACGAAAACAATAAGGATACTAGGACTGAGTATTTAATTGAGGCAAAACGTCTAGGTCTTAAAATAAGACTTCCTCATATTAATGAGTCTGATCTTTATTTCTCTCTAAAAGATAATGCAATCATATTTGGGCTAGCAGAAGTTAAATTTATTTCAGATAGCATTGCAAATAAGATAATTGAAAAAAGACCATTTACTAGTTATCAGGATTTTATTGATAAGGCTTCTAAAAAGGGTAGCGGTATTAACAGTCGTGCAGTTGCAGCATTAAATGCAATTGGCGGTGCGGCATTTGAGGATAACCCAAGAAGCGGTAGCGAAAAGGATAACTACTACGAGTATCTAGGTATACCTACATTTAATTTAGACCTACCGCCAAGAATTAAAGCACAGGCTAGACCAATTGAAGAGTTTGACGAGCTTGGATCATTTGTTATGTTTGGTATGGTTAAAAATATTAAGCGTGGAAATGGTTGGGCTAGAGTTGAGTTGGTAGATGAAACTGGATCAATTGGTTTGTTTCATCATGAGCAAACTCCAATTGAAACTAATCAAATGTATTTTATATTGGTTGGAGATAATCGAATATCTAAATATATTAAGGTCAGCGATATTACCCCAGACTCAAAAGATATCTTTGTAGACTATCTATATCGCAAAGAGTATGACCTTGCCGAAAACCAGTACCTTGTGGTAAACTTTACACCTTACAAGACAAAAGCTGGCAAAATGATGGCACATATCGTTATGACAGATAGAGATAAAAATCTTACAAGAGCAATTGCATTCCCAACGATGTACAAGATATCCTTGGCTAAAATGCGAGAAGGCATGAAGTGCCAAGTTATTCTATCTAAGCTGGACGATGGAACGCTTAATATTAAGGAGATAAAGTGAGCGAAGAATTAATTGCTTCTATGAGCTTAAATAAAGTTCTTATAGCAATACTAGAAGAGCATGGGACTATTTCTGTACCAACATTAAGGTTTATTGATGCTGGAAACACAGAAAAAGAACTTGTGGTTGATTATGATGACGAAGGCCCATCATTTAAATTTAGTTTAAGAGATAAAAATGAAAGCAGCTGATTTAATTACAGAATACGGACTAGATGCATTGGCGGCAATGCTTCATGAAACAGCAAAAGAAAAGGGGTTCTGGGATGGAGAATATTCTCATGACAAGGTTGGAAACAAACTCGCACTTGTACATTCAGAAGTTACTGAAGTACTAGAAGCAATTAGAAAGTCAAAGGGCAGCGAAAATATAGTAGAGGAAATGGCAGATGTCATTATCAGACTGCTAGATGTATATGCAGCCATGAGAAACGAAGATCAAATTCTTCATAGCCTTGACGAAGTTCTAGAGGCAAAAATTAATAAAAATAAGGATCGTCCTAGACTTCACGGCAACCTATTTTAAATGATATAATGGTAGAAAGAGAAAAGATAAATAAATGACAATTGTACTAGATAGTATACTAGCAAAGTTAGACCCAAAAACAAGAGCAAGAGTTCAATCTGCAGAAGAAGTTCAAGTTCATAAACAGGCCACTCCAAGCATTGGATTAAATATGGCACTTCGTGGTGGACTTCCATATGGCAGACAAGTTCTTGTATGGGGTAATAAATCAGCTGGAAAATCTTCTTTCTGCCTACAAATGATTGCTATGGCTCAAAAAGAAGGAAAGACTTGTGCTTGGATTGACGCAGAAGCATCATATGATCCAGCATGGGCAGAACAATTAGGAGTAGATTCATCTAAGTTAATTTACTCTCCAGCAAAAACAGTTAATGACATGGTAGATGTGGCTACTAAATTAATGGAAGCAGATGTTGATCTAATTGTGGTAGATTCAATCTCAGCATTGCTACCAGCCATCTACTTTGAAAAAGATGGCAATGAATTAAAAGATTTGCAAGACACTAAGCAAATCGGCGCTGAAGCAAAGGATATGACTCACGCAGTCAAGATGTTAAATTATGCAAACAAAAACACATTACTTGTTCTCATCTCACAACAACGAAATCAGTTTGGATCTATGCATGCTTCACACATCCCCACAGGTGGCATGGCAGTCAAGTTCTTTAGCACCACTGTCGTTAAGCTCTGGTCGTCTGAAGCTGAGGCTAATGCTATTAAAGCTGGTATTAAAGTTGGCGACAAAATTATCGAACAAAGAGTCGGAAGGCCAGTTAACTGGATTGTTGATTACAGCAAAGTCTCACCCCCAAATTTATCGGGACAGTACGACTTTTACTACCAAGGGGAAGCTCTTGGTGTAGATAGAGTTGGAGAAACATTAGATGTTGCAGAAATGTGCGGAGTCGTGGAAAAAGGTGGCGCTTGGTACACCGTGGACGGGGAAAGATTTCAAGGAAGAGCAAAAGCAGTGCAATACCTTCGTGAGAATCCAAAAGTAGTAGATAAGCTTATAGAGGAAATTAATGCCAAATCTTAATGAGTTTATTGGTCCTAAACCAGAAAAGGTATATAAAAGCGAACTAGAAAAAATAGGCGGAGCAAAGCCGTGTGCAAAATGCGAAGCTGATTCTACGGAAACTTTTTGGGATCCAGTTAAACTGATTATGTCCTGGACTTGTACCAATGGTCATTCAAATACATTTAAGGTTAGCTAATGTCTGAAAGATCTGAAGTAAAGCGTGATGGGGCAAAAGCACAAAAGAATAGCGGTAGAGGAGATTATCAAAAGGGTGATGCCAAATGGAATCAATTCCTTGTAGATTATAAAGAAGCATCATCTTCTTTTACATTAAATAAACCAGTATGGTCTAAGATTTGTACGGATACATTTAGGGTAAGTAGAGAAATGCATCCCGCATTAAAGATTATTATTGGAACAGATTCCAAGGTACGACTTGGAATTATTGAATGGGCTGTATTAGAAGAATTAATTCAGTTCTGGGAGGATAACGGTGGCAAATAAATCTTCTGGTTCTTACTATAAAAATCATGCATTTAATCCAATGCAGATTAAAAATGGAAGAATAGTCAGGCTTAGAAAAGATGGTACCGTAAAGGCAGATCTAGGCCCTTACGTATCAAAAAATAAGAAGGTAAAGAAATGAAATATCTTATGGTCGGAGTTTTAATAGGCTTTACAATAGGCTACCCACTTGGGTTATGGGCTAGTTGGTACACATATAAGGAAGTAAAGAAGAGTGTCTACGGAGAAAAATAGTTTAGAGCTAATCAGCGACATAACAGAGTTTAATGATCTTCATGAGTTTATGCAGGATGAACAGTTAGACAAAGCTATGGCTATTGTTGTAAAGCTGTTAATGAATCCAGATGTGCCATCTGCAAAGGCTCCACATTTAATTATTGAACTTCAGGCTATGTCTACAAAATTTGCTATGCTTGCTTCTGTTTATTCAACCATTGCAAAAGATAAGGCTGGAACAGTAAACAATAATAAAAAGAATGTATATTACTCAGCAAAGGAGTCCATAGACAAACTTGTAGATGCACTTAAGTATGTCGTTAGGTATAACTAATAAATGGCTAGAGATATAGTTAAAAATCTAAAATTTAAAAAGTATGAGGGTAAATTTGATATAAAAGAATTTGCTAAACTACTTGATGACTCCTACCTTGCAACAAAACGTGCTGATGGAGATATGCAAAAGTATTCTTTCAGCCCAAGCAGTTTTGGATATGGACAAGGAAATTGTCCTAGGTATTGGTACATGGCATTTAGCGGGGCATATTTTATAGACAATAATGATGCACAGGCTGTTGCAAATATGGCTCATGGAACACAGGCTCATGAAAGAATTCAAACACTTATTAAAAAAATGGGTGCTCCAGTATCAGATGTTCAGACTGAAATAGAAATTAAAAATGAGTATCCACCTATTCGTGGGTTTATAGATTTAGTATTTAACTGGGAAGACACCCCAGTCATTGGTGAAATTAAAACAGCCAAGCAAGAGGTTTGGGACACTAGGCAGGCAGAGATGTCTCCATCTGGAAATCATCTGCTACAGCTACTTACATACATGAAGCTTAAGGATATTAACGAAGCTTTCTTCTTATATGAAAATAAGAATACCCAGGAGCTTCTTTTGATCCCAGTTCAAATGACAGAAAAGAATAAAGAGACTATTGAAAAGTTATTCTTATGGCTATGCGAAGTATATGATAACTTTAAGTCTGGCGATATTCCAATGAGGCCATTTACCAAAACATCTTATGCTTGTAAGGGATGCCCAATTAAGAAAGAATGCTGGGCTGGAGAAACTGGAACAGTTCAAATAGAGCCTTACGAGGTAGCTAAATAATGATTTGTGCAAACAAAGAGTGTGCCAAAGAGTTTGAGGCAAAGACTCATAATCAAAAATATTGCACAGATGAATGTTGCCGTATTGCTACAAACCGTAGAATTATGGAAAAGTATTATGAGAAGAAAGCAATTAGGAATGGCGCTCTTCGTCCATGTAAAAAATGTGGATGCCAATTAAGCAGATACAATGAATCTAATCTATGCTCTTCATGCTTAAAGAAAACAAATCAGAGTCAACGAGATAGACTACTAGGATTAATAAATGAGATTAGCTGAATTAGTTAAGACAAAAGCAAATAGAGTTTTAGGCATCGATGCCTCTACAAACTCAGTAGCGTTTTGCCTAATGGAAGATGATAAGCCAATGAAGTGGGGCAAAATAGAGTTTGTTGGAGCGGACATATTTGAAAAAATACATGACGCAAAAAACAAAATGCATGCCATGCTTGATGAGCTTAAATCAGATTATATTGTTGTAGAGGGAGCGGTTCTAGTTAGATCACCAGATGCAGTAATTAAATTATCTTATGTGTATGGCGTTGTTATTGCAGAATTAATGTCTACTGGTGCCAAGGTAATAACAATATCCCCCAGCTCTTGGCAGGCATATATCGGAAATAAGAATCCAACTAAAGACGAAAAGCAGGCCATTAGAGTAAAGCACCCAGGATATGCAGACTCATGGTATAAAACCCAATTACGTAATATGCGTAAGCAAAGAACTGCCGATTATTTTAATAAGAAGTATAACCTAAATATATCTGATTTTGACGTTGCAGATTCATTCGGAATTGCACATTATGCAAATAAGGTACTGACAGAACGATGAAACTATATCAAAGCCAGCCTTGGCTATACCGCAGATATGTTGTGCAGAAAAAGAGTATATCTGAAATTGCTGCCGAATGTAATGTATCTTTGATGACAATACAAAGATATTTAGAAAAGTTTGGAATGATTAAAAAGCGATGAACTTTACCCACAAAGTTTTCCATTTAGATAAAGATCATGAAAGATTAGATCTATTTAATTCTATGAATAGTTACATGAAGCAGTACTCAGAAGAGTTAGACACCCCAACAATATCTATATCTAACAATATAGACCTAGAATGTTTTTATAAGGATAATCCGTTGGTCAAATTTGATAATGGCGGATATGAATTTAATAACGAAGTGGGCTGGCGATATGGGGAGCTAGGTATTTGGGCTAGTAACATAACAGCGTATATTAATTTTTTAAAAACAGATAAAGACTATTTAATTCTTATGGAAGACGATATAGAATACTTTCCAGGATTTTTTGAAAACCTTCTTAAATACATGTCCCAATTAGATCCAGACTGGGATTTATTTTTTTACTATGCTCCTGGCAACACAAACGCTGGAGAATTTTATCCAGAAGAAGATGATGTCTGTAAGGCATACCAAGACTGGTCATGCTTATGCTATGTCATAAATAGAAAAACTGCAGAAAAAATAATTAATGATGTTAATACAAATCCAATAAGTTTACCAATAGATTATTACTTTTTTAGACAACCAGAAAAATATAATTCTTATACCGTAAAGCCAAGTTCAAAACTGTACTGCAAGATATCTGGACTGGAGTCGACATTTCAAACAAAACAACAAAGAAAGGTTTTGGTGTAATGGGATACTCTGATCCAGAAAACAAGCCTTGGGCTATTGAAAAAATTAAAGAAATAAATCCAAAGACCGTCCTTGATTGTGGGGCGGGAGCAGGAACATACTTAGACTTAATTAAATCTAATATAGCAGGTGATGTAATTGTTTTAGGTGTCGAAGCCTGGTATCCATCAATAATTAAATATAATCTAGAAGAAAGATATGACTTTTTATACCCAATAGATGTAAGAACTATGGACGACTTTAAATTTGATCTAGTTATTCTAGGGGATATATTAGAGCATATGCCAATGGAAGATGCCGTAAATCTTTGGAGTAAAATTGAAAGAGATGCTAAATATGCTTTAATATCCATTCCAATAATTCATTATCCACAGGGGGCTGTGGACGATAATCCATATGAGGTACATGTAGAAGAAGATTGGACTACAGAAAAGGTTTTACAAAACTTCAGCAATATAGTAGAATATAAAGAGTTCCAACAAACGGGAGTTTTTATAGCAAAATTTAGAGAGGAAGATAATGCTTAAGCCAGTATATGAGGATGTAAAAAGTTTTAGTTGTCAGGATCTATATTTACGCTCAGTTGGAGCACCAGCTGGAATCAAGATATGGGATACATGCCATGAGATAGCCCACATGTTAGTTGAAAAAAATATTTCATACGGCAACTCAGCCTTGGACCCAGCAAGAATATTTTCGACGGCGGACTCAGTAGAGCAATTAAAGGTCAGAATTGATGACAAATTAAATAGGGTTAAGAATAATCAGGGATATGCTGGAGACAACGATATAGACGATTTAATCGGATATTTAGTTCTATATAAGATTGCTAAGGCAAAAATTGATAAATCCAGTTGATTTTTTAGTCGACTAGGATTATAATGAGTATCTATGGAAATTGAGCTAGCGGATCATTATGACCGCATGAATAAAGTAGTAAGCGAATTATTGAAGGGTAATAATCCTACCCAGATTGCCACCCTAACGGGTTTTAAACGTGCAGAGGTCATAGAGTATATCGACCAATGGAAAGAGGTCGTTAGAAGCGATTCTACGGCTCGTGAGAGGGCAAAGGAAGCCGTCTCTGGGGCAGACCAACATTACGCCATGCTTATTAAAGAGGCCTGGAAGACCGTAGAGGATGCAGATCAGGCTGGACAATTAAACGTTAAGGCTACCGCTCTAAAGTTAATTGCAGATATTGAAGGTAAAAGAATCGGCATGCTTCAAGAGGTTGGCCTTTTGGATAACGCTGAATTAGCAACTCAAATTGCAGAGACTGAACATAAGCAGGAGATCCTTGTAAAGATATTAAAAGAAGTTACTGCTAGTTGTCCAAAATGTAAAATGGATGTTGCTAAAAGACTATCTCAAATAACTGGAGTAGTAGAGTCAGTAGTTCTACAACAAGAAAGCTCAGATGGATCTTAATTTTAATGACCTAATTGATATATTGGACGGCGAAGAATTTGATGAGCGTCCAGTAGATTTGCGTACATTTGTTACAAGTCCAGAGTATCTTGGCCTTCCACCGCTTTCAGAATATCAATACACATTAATTGAAAAATCTTCTCAAATTTATAAAGAAGCTACTTTAATTAAATTATTTGGAGAAGAAGACGGAAGAACAAGATTTAAACAGACATGCAATGAAGTTATTGCTCAATTGGGTAAAGGCTCTGGAAAAGACTACTGTTCTACAATTTCAGTTGCATACATAGTATATTTACTACTATGCCTAAAAGATCCAGCAACATATTATGGAAAGCCACCTGGAGATACAATTGATATTCTTAATATCGCTATTAACGCTCAACAGGCTAACAACGTTTTCTTTAAAGGATTTAAAACAAGAATTGAAAGGTCTCCATGGTTCGTAGGTAAATACGAGCCAAAGGCATCGGAGATTAAGTTTGATAAAAGCGTAAACGTATATTCTGGACACTCTGAGCGTGAGGCTTGGGAAGGTTATAACGTAATAGCCGTAATTCTAGACGAAATCTCAGGCTTTGCCACTGAAAATACTACTGGTCACGATCAGGCTAAAACAGCTGATGCTATATATTCAATGTATCGTGGATCTGTTATTTCTCGTTTCCCAGACTTTGGGAAGGTTATTCTATTGTCATTCCCACGCTTTAAGAACGATCCAATTCAAAAGTTTTATGATGCAGTTGTTGCAGAAAAAGAAACAGTTGTTAGAAGTAAGTTATTGAAGATGGACGATGAGCTTCCAGACGGAACTGATGGCAATGAGATTACTGTTGAGTGGGAAGAAGACCATATTAAGTCATACTTATTTCCAAGAACATACGCTATCAAAAGACCGACATGGGATGTAAATCCAACTAAAAAGATAGACGATTTTAAAGTAGACTTTTATAGAGATATGCCAGATGCTTTGAGTAGATTTGCCTGCATGCCACCAGAAGCAATTGATGCATTCTTTAAATCAAGAGAAAAGATTGAAAAGGCTTTTAATAATACAGCCTTAGCAATTGATGATTTTGGAAGAATGGAATCTTGGTTTAAACCAGATCCAGATAAAGAGTATTTCATGCACGTAGACCTTGCACAAAAACATGACCATTGTGCTGTAGCAATGTCTCATGTAAAAAATTGGGTAAACATTAAAGTTACAGATACATATTCTCAACCAGCACCAATTGTAGAAGTAGATGCTGTTAGGTACTGGACACCAACAACAGACAAGTCCGTTGATTTTTCTGAAGTAAGGGATTATATTCTTTCTTTAAGAGCAGCTGGATTTAATATTAAGTTATGTACGTTTGACCGCTGGAACTCTCACGATATGATGCAGCAGTTAAAGCAATACGGAATTAATACTGAAACTTTATCTGTGGCTAAAAAACATTATGACGATATGGCAATGATTGTTTTAGAAGAAAGATTATCTGGCCCCCATGTTCCCTTGCTGATAGACGAACTATTGCAATTAAAAATTATGAGGGACAAAGTAGATCACCCAAGAAAAGGTTCGAAGGACTTGGCGGATGCCGTTTGTGGATCTATTTATAATTCTATAATTAGAACTAAAAGAGATAGTTCTGAAGAAGTGCAAATACATACCTATGACACATTGACATGGGATAGAGAAGAAGAAACTGCCGTTAGGGGCAATCTAATTCGTGCACCTAAAATGCCTGATCATCTTAAAGATGTACTAGAAGGAATGGAAATAGTATGAGTATATATCAAGATAAAGCTAAAGAGTGTAAATGTTGCGGTAAGCATGTCCCACTCCCAACTGTATTAAAAGAATACAACGGAGTAATGCTTTGTCCAACAACATTTTCAAATGTTATAGAGTACAAGAGGTTGTGGAAAACTATTGGGTCTAGACCAGCTGGCAGCGTTAGAAAACATTTTTCTGACTATGTTCAACAAATAGTAGAAACAACTATTGACAAAAACGATGACGGCACAATACAATAGGCTAACCGCAGGTAGCCAAGTTGGTTAAGGCCCCGAACTCATAATTCGGTTATCGTCAGTTCAAGTCTGACTCTGCGGACTTACAAGGAAAGAGGAAATGGTGGATCACAAAGAAAGTATATTAAAGCTTAGAGGCGAAGGTAAGTCCTACAGAGAAATACAATCTATCCTAGGATGTTCAAAGGGAACAATAGCGTACCACCTTGGAGATGGTCAAAAACAAAAATCTTTAACTAGAGGAAATCTAACAAAAGCCAAACTAAGAAGAGAAGTTTGGAAGATAAAAGAAGAATCTGGGTGTATAGACTGTGGGGAAAAATATCCACACTATATGCTTGAATTCGATCACAAACCAGAATTTAAAAAAGTTGGAAGCGTAAGTGAAATATACTCACGATACGGTAGAGAAAAGGGATTTGAGGAAATGGCTAAATGCGATATAGTATGCGCTAATTGCCATGCTATTAGAACATATAGCAGGAATCAAAATCGTATAGGCACCATTTAGGAGTATAATATGGATATGGACTATAGTTCAGAGGATTATGAGGACGACATGAAGCTCGCCCATTACATTGAAATAGGTGCTGTCGAGGTTGCTGGAGTTGCGGAAGATGGAGAAATGATATTCGCTATTAGCGAAGATGCTAAAGAAATTGCTCCAGAATTATGGGAAGCTCACATGGAATATGTGGATAAAACCTTATTAGATTTATATGAAAAAGATTTAATAAATATAGAATATGATGAAAATCTAGAAGCAACGATAACCTTGAGCGAAGAAGGATTTAAAATAGCAAGAGAAAGAGGCGTATTGCCAATTGATATGCCAGAAATACCAGACAACTAGGAGGAACTATGCCATACGACGTTAAACAAAATGTAGCAGGATGCAAAGGTTGGGCAGTAGTAAATGAGAATGGCGAACTTAAAGGATGCCATCCAAGCAAGTCAAGAGCAGCTGCACATCAAAGAGCCCTATATGCTGCTACAGCCAACGAAGAAAAAATGAAAGAAAAACAGAAAAAGATTTTTTAGACTTTAAAAAACCAGTTTGATATAATATATGTAGGTCGCCATTAGGGGCCTACATAAATTAACTTATTCGCTTAATAGGAGGAATAAAATGGTAACAACATATACATGGGACCTATTCAAGGATCCCTTTTTTATTGGCTTCAATCGTGAACTAGATAGACTTTCAAGAGTTCACAGCCACGCATCAAACTCAACATACCCACCTTATAACGTCATCAAAACAGATAATGAAGACAAGTTCATAATCGAAATTGCAGTAGCTGGATTTGCTAAAGAAGATCTAGATATTACAATGAAGGATCAGACACTTGTTATTAAGGGTGAAATTAAAGATAACAAGGATGACGCCAAGTTCGTACATCGTGGTATCGCTGCTCGTAAATTTACTCGTGAATTTGCCCTTGGTGAATATATCGAAGTATCTGGAGCTAAGGTAGAAAATGGTATGCTAACGATTGATCTTGAGCGTGTAGTTCCTGAAGAGGAAAAGCCAAAGACAATCAAAATCAAATAAATAGTATAATAAAGATCTGCACCCCGTCACTGGGGAGTCGCAGATTATAAGCGGGCTGCTACCCGTGGATACACCTGAGCAAGTGTATAAACTGCTCCTAACAATTTAAGGAGAATTATGTTTGAGTACAGAGTAAAGCAAGTTACAAAAATAGTTGATGGAGATACCATTGATGTTGACATCGATCTTGGATTCAGCATTTCATATTCTCAAAGACTTAGATTGGCTGGAATAGATACCCCAGAGTCAAGAACAACAGATAAGTTTGAGAAAACTTTAGGTCTAGAATCTAAAGAGTATTTAAAGTACAAGTTTAAAGATGCTAAAGAAATAGTTGTAAAAACAGAAAAGCCAGATAGCTCAGAAAAGTATGGCAGAATACTTGGTTGGGTTTATCTAGATGGCAATGCAAAATCAGTTAATGAGCAGATGATTGAAGATGGTTATGCGTGGGGATACATGGGGGAAACTAAGGTCAAAGACTTTGCAGCCTTAGCTGAAAAGAGAAAAAAGAGCGGAAAGTAATGCCTATCTACGAATACAAATGTGAGTGTTCTCCAGACAAGATTGTTTCTAAAGAAAGATCAATTATGGACGTTGAGCCAGCCTACCTTTGCAACGGT